GATTGCGGGTGGTAGGTAGGACTGGATTATCAGTCAGCTTTGCCAGTCTTGTCGGATCAGTAGGAAGTATACGGCCAGGTGTGTGGTAACCGCGATCACCGTAGAGGTGTAGAGCTATAAGCTCTTCCGTGTACTTCTTTCCGTACCGGATCACGGCCTTACGAGCGATCTCGGCAATCCGGTGCTTACTGCGCTGTTGCTGCATTACCGTGCCGCCACTAATGGCTTTCCGAGTATAACCCAGCTTGACCTCCATTCCAGACCAAGGCAGAATTTCTCCTGTTCCTTCAACATGCTCGTCGTTCCTTTTTGGCTCTCCGAGGGCCTCGCAGACAATATCCACACTGACCATGTCCCCGTTCTCTTTGAGCAGGTCGGCGACGGTGATAATGGCATAATTAGGGCTTGACTGCTCCCGTCCACTGTTAAAGTCAGTCTCTCCGGAAAATGGGCCTCGAAGCTGACGCAGTTTGCTGTCTGGCTGTGAGGTCATGTAGAACAAGCTGTCGCAAACAGCAGCCCGCCACTTATTACTTCCAGGTTCATATGATGGTGTGATCATCTACTTCCCCTTCCCGCTCTACGGGCTGAATTCGCAAACAGGTTTTCTATTAACGCTGGATTTGCTTTTGTTATTGTGTGAAAATCTTCCAGGTGATTGTTGCTCTCTTCAAGATTATCCGGTATCGCGGACGGTGCCTGTTTGCCCGGAAGACTCGCCATACTGCTTGGTAGCTTGACACCATTGCTGTCCGCCTCCTTGATTTTTGCTTCTACATTAGCCTTCTTGCTGCTAGCCTGGATGTTTCTCAGGATATCAGCCACGTCCTCGTGGCTGCCATTCGACAACGTTTCAAACATGGCTTTGCGCAAGTAAGGCTTCTGCGTGTTGATCCAGTCAATAACCTTTGGAGACCAAGATGACATATCTTTAGTCATGTAGTCGCGGAGATTAAGTCCCTCACTCTTCAGGTCTCCATTCAGCGCTGTCCAAAAAGAGGCTAATTCGGCATTCTTGGACGTGTTCTTGATTTCATCAATCTCTTTGCTGTATCTGTCGGCCAGCTTTTTAATTCCATCCTTCGTCGCCGCCGCCATGCTTTTAAGTAGCTTGATTGACGCAGGAGAAAACCCGTCATTCTCCTCAAGCTCCTTCGCAAGGGAATCATCCAATTCGGGAAAATCAATACCAAGACTATCGAAAACACTCTTCTTGTCATTTTCCTTATGTACTGGTTCTTTGGCTGGATGCTGCAAATCAGCTATTTTTTCGAGGGCAGCAGCAAGCCTGTCCTCCTTGCTGGTATCTTCCGGTTTCGTCTCGGTCTCGTCCATCTCTGGGGTGGACTCTGAGACAGAAACCTTTGGTTCTTCATTGGCCTGGCTGTCGCCAAGTGTAAAATCACTCTTCATTCTTATCTCCTGTATTTATCTGGTTCCCCTGCTTTTCAATTCCTTCGCTAGATCCGGCCATTGGGGAAAGTGGCTGTTTTGGCACCGGCGGCATTGCCGGACTGGTGTTACGAACCGTGCCCGGTATACTCATATCTTGTGGCGAGACTTGCAGCGATGCAGAAGTAGACGAGACCACAGGCTTAGAGTCCTTGTCATCGAATCCCGCTGAATTAAGGATCTGCTGCGCAGCTGGGACAATCGCGGCATTCTGCGCCACCGCTGCGCCACCTTGCATGGCAGTGTAAATCATAGTCGTTCCGACCTGCGCAGCCTGCTGTCTCTTTAACTCTGCCTCGGCTTCAATTCTCTCAATGTCAGCTTTTGCCCTAAATTCTTCAATATCAACCTTCCTTGCCATTTGATCGTTTTTATAATTTTCAATAGCATCAGCAATTCTTCTCTGGACAATTTCTTCTGTTATCACTCCAGATTCTATAGACTCCCTTGCCATCCTCGCGAGTTCTTCTTTATACGGAAGAGATGACAGTGTTATTGTCCACAGAGCTATGATTTCCTGTAGTTTACTGTTGTCCAGTCCCTTAGCCATCTCGGATAAACTGACTATTTCCTGCCTTACCATCTCCGGAGACGATGGAACATCATCAAGTTTTATATTAGCAGAGAACCCCCTAGTATCATTTATAATTCCATCTTCAGCCTTGACGTTTATTCTCACTGTCCTCTTTGGCATCATAACCTTGGCCGGAATCACGATCTCCTCTTCTTTATCAGAATCCTCTATGACAAAATCAAGCAGCCTCTCCAGTACTGCACGACGAGAATATTCAAAGTTTGACAGGAGTATGCTATTGCTCCTGCCGGGCTTAATGTACCCAACATTCCCGTCCTGTCCGCCCATTTTTACAGTGCCGTCCGCAATTCCTCCCTGTTCGCGAAGTTGTTGACGGAGATCAACACCACGCCGGTACTGCGCCTCGCTGGTTTCGTATTCTCGTTTTTCTCTATAGACAGCGTCAATGCCGCCTTTCTCTAATGCTTCCGGTTTAATCGGTGTGACCTTATTAGGCATTGATGACTCTTTGATCCAATGACTAAACGGCTGATCTATGTAATCCTTGATTACCTGCGCCCGTAATGCTCCTAACGCCCAGAGGTCAGCTACCTTTCTAGCATTAGATTCATCAACTGCCGACATCATCATCCGGCTCAATCCATAAGGATAGCCTGTTCTTCCGTTGATAAAATAATAAAAAGGAACAAGCGGAAACTTCCCAGTCTTAATCTCTTCTTTTCCAAGTTCTACCGGGCCGCAGTACCAAACACGCCATAATTTATCTACAACAGATTTTATTATTTTAGAATCTGACTTGGACGCTACTGCAATATGATAATCGTTATTTTTATCAAAGATGAAATTACCGCTTCTGCTTTTTACAACGTAACCTTGAATTGGCTCTTTTACGTAAGCGCAACCAATAGAAACGAGACCGTCAGATGTATCGCTCCATTTCCTTTCTTCCGTACTGCGAGTGTCAATCGTGTTATCCTTGGTTGACCTGTATCCCGTGTTGGTTCCTCCGTATCCCGGCTGCCAGTCAAAACTACCGCCAGATTTGTATAAACGTTCGATTTCTGTCTTTTTGTCCGGGAATATGGACGCAACAAACTGCCAGTCGACGAACTTGCGCTGATACATCCAGCGGCCCCTGTCCCACTCCGACAGAGGAACGCTCTCGTCCCGAAATGTCATGTTGCGAGGAGAACGAGAAATGAGATATGGAGAACCGACTGACGAATCACTACGATGCGTTTCGGCCCATTCTATTCCGACTCCACACTGCTCGAAGGCTATGCCCTCAAGTACCCTGTCACACCCGCTGCTTTCTTCAACTTTTGTCATCTTAGCAGAGATAGCTTCGGCTAAGTCTTCGCTGACACTCGGACTGGCTATTATCTTTGCATTCCTTTTATTTTCGCTGATGATTGCAACGTTTTCACGAACAGCTATAAGAATTGCTGATTCCTGCAAGTCAAGGTCTTTGATTCCCTTGGCTTCTTGCCGTGCAATCATCTTCTCATTTTTTTGCGCAAGATGTAGATAACACTCATCCACGTCGCGCTCTCTGCGCCACGCCAGCGACTGATTGTCTATCCTGTTGAGTATTTGCTTGTGCGTTATCATGGCATCACGTAAGGGCCAGAGTAATCATCAACGCTCGCTACAATATCTTCCGCAAACGTCAATACCAATGCATCAGCCCTATCCGGGCTGTACTTCAGTCGCTTCTTCACGTCCTCTTTTTTCTCTAGCAGGATAGCCCCCGTAGTTGACTGCATCATGTACTCCGGCGCGACAAGCTCATTCTTCAGATCTCCGTCCTTCGGTATCTGCGGCTGGCCGTCGCGCCCGGCCAGCCAATTTCGTGTCTTGCACCACATTTCGGTACGACGGTTGGCATATTGCTTATCGTAAGATTTGGACGCAAAATTGACAGCGTGGACATTCTTGTGTCCGTAGCTCTTGAGCTTGTCATGGCCGCCGATTCCGTAGTTTCCGGTCACGTCAAAAAACACCGCGTCCGCACCGCCGATTTCCTGCATCGCCTTATACACTTCAGCTGCTATCCGCATTTCATCGATTTGACGAAACGCCCGGAGCCAGTGCAATTTGAGACCTTGACGAAACGCTATCACGGTTTCGTCGTCACCAAAACGGGCGCAATCCACACCCAGAATCTTCGGCGCGTGATTGTATGCTTTTGTATCAAGGACAGTTGACATAGCCCGGTCAACATCAATCAGCGGAATCAACGTAGTCAAGGATCGCTGCGGAGCCTGGCCAAGAACGCGGACGCGGAAGAAATCCGAATCCTCGCCATAATCTTCCGCCCATTTCTTTATCTGCTCCTGATCAGCATACTTACAGTTCCTGGTGTCAATTTTGAGTCGTTTCCACCGGTGCGATTGGCTGCCGAAACAGGCATCATAAAACGGCCCGGAGGTCTGCGTCGGATTGCCAAACAATATCCACCAACGATAGCCCCCCGGAGTAGCTGTTGCGCCTTCGTTGGCTTCGTAAATGGATCGCGGAATCGCTGATGCCTCGTCAAAAATCTGCATCAGAAACCGCTCGTGATCCCCCTGAAATGATTCTGCCTTGTGCTCACTCCAAGGCACAGCAGCCGCAAACCACGTGGCCGCCTCGCCGCGCAGAGCGTACTTTGTGGCTGTCCACTCAAACCATTCAGTTAGCAGACTGCGCTCGTGCCATTTCGCCAGCTCTCTCCACGTTTTTTGAGAGAGCTGTTGGGCAGTGTTAGCGGTAACTGTAATTTTTGGATAACTGTGTACGGTCAGAAAATATTGAATGAGACCAGCAGCCAATGCGGACTTGCCGGAGGAATGGCCGGACGAAACGGCGATGCGACCTTCATCGTCGGAATGGAGCAGGTCGCAGAAATCACGCTGCCAGCCGTCCAGTTCCATTCTCACTACGTCAGCGAGAAATTCGGCGGGCTTACCATAGTATTTTTCACACAAATATTTCGCGTTTTCGGCGTTGTAAGCTATTTTGGTCATTTAAAAGAATGAAAAGCTTTAATGGCGTCAGAAGCTGGAATACCTGCGGTTTGATTGGCATCAAGATTAAACGCCTGCCGCTCCTTTTCTGTAAGCAGTGCCGTTGTCCGGGCCAAGGTTTCACTGATCTTGACGGCGGCAGCAAGCGGAGTCAAACCTTCGATCCTTCCGGGCCCGGTCAATTCTTCAAGTTTTTCTTCCAGCCGCTTCTTGATCCGCTGTTGGCGAGCGATACTATCACGGTGACGCAGGACAATCTGCGTCCCGGCCACAACAGCTAAACGAACTACTTTGGCATCTTTGCTACGATGTCTCGCAGTGTCTCGCAGTTCGCCTCGCAGTAGATTTTCGTTTATATCTTCTCTAACTTTATCAGCCAGTTTGCGAGACCAGCCGAATTTTTTAGCATGAAACCGAACTGCGCTCTCGGTGCAGCCGTACTTGTCCGCCAATGCC